AAGTAATTTCTATTAAATCACCTCCTGTATATTGTGGCATAATTTTTTATTTTTTAAAGATTAATATTTTGTTAAAATCCAGCCTCTACGTCTGTAGATTGTATTCTTGCAATTCCTGTTCGTCTATAACGAAAAGTAGTGTCGAATCTATCTGGGTTTGTAGCGTTAACTTCCACTTTTAAACTCTCTTTAGAAAACTCCGGGTCTTTTATTAAAGCCCTAATAGCTAAATCCCCAAAAAAGTCAAACAACACAGCGGCCCATTGTTTAGGTTTAACACTTTTAGCCACATCTGAAACCTGGCCATCAGCGACTAAAACGTGGTCTTTTACGTTTCTGTCCTCTAGTATTCCATATCCATCACGGATATTCCAGTCAATAATTAAATTTCTAGGATATGCGTACTGCAAAGGAACTTCTCCTTCTGGGTGATACGTTGTTACGAAATCCTGTACTTGATATCTTCCGTTTTCTAAAATAACAGTAGAGCATCCCAGTTTAACTAAAAAGTCTCTATTATTGTAATCTGCCAAATCTCCTATTAAGAAATCCTCCGGCACAGGCATATCCGGATAACTTTTAGCGTTTATATCTAGTTCCGGAGTGTCTTGTGCTATTCTAGCAAATAAAGCGCAGGCATTAGCAGACGCCTCAGAAGGAAATCCTTCCGATTTTGGGGCCGGACAAAGTACATTTGTCACCTGGTCTCTTCTGGCTGCTAAATCTGTAATAGCGGCTAAATCATCTTTATCATCTAAAGTGCTTCCGAATAAAGCCACAAAAGGTTTAAATATTCTTCCCACATACCTTCCTGTCGGGTTAGAATCATCTGGTATTCCATTAAACGCCTCAAACGCTGCTAAAATAGTGGCGTCGCTTCCGTATGGGTTTAATACAACAGGAATCCAATCATTTCCAAACTGAGCCAGTGATGCAGCTAAATCTACAGTTCCAGCCCCTAAAGTTGTGTCCGTTTGTGCATAACTAACTCCTACAGCGTTTGAATCGTTGTCAAAATCAGTTTTTAAGGCGGCTGATGTGGCCCCTTTCCATTTTGTTGTAATAGTCACAACCCCTAAAGCCGAAACGGCTGAAACAGGGCTAGAAAGCACTCCATTAATAGCATCGGCTATCTTAGCCGCCACCAATGTAGCTGTATCTCCTGTAACTATTGAAAAGCTATAGCTTTGAAACTCCAAACTTCTTCTTCCTGCTATAATTACGGTATGAGTCGCGTTAGCTGTGGCCGCGCCGGTAACAGTCCATTCATGCGCTGTAGCAGATGCTCCAACGTCTGATATCTGTGGAAAAACAATAGTAGGAATCCCGCCAACACCATCCGAGCCGGTTGGTCTTAAAATTCTTAATTGTTGATGAATAGGTGAGCCGTATCCATATAATTCAGCCGCTTCCTGGGCTGATGTTACTTCTTTTTTTGTAACTGTTAATCCTCCCTGATTGGCATCATTAGCCTCTCCAAACACAGCTATAATCTGCGGTAAGTTAGAAGTAACATTATCAAAAAAACCTTTTTTAATCTTATAGCCCGCAACTCTTGACCTGCGTTCTAATCCGATAGCTGTACTAATTGCTGTCATTTTGTTCTTTTTTTAATTATTAATTTATTCTATTATCGTTTCATAAACATAACCGAGTTCAGTTAAATCTAAATTTACAGATGTAAATATAGTCTTTATTTCAATACCATCCCACAAAGATTGCGATTCATTTATCCTAGCCGCAAAGGTTAGCCGCGTAACTTTAACAAAAGCGGAGTCTTGAGAATTATTAGGCTCAAAAGTTTCAAACCCCTCCACGGCTGTTCCCATTATAAGCCCAGGAGGCAAACCTAAAGTTTTATAGTGATGGTCTTGTAAAATATATCTAATCATTCCAACGTAAAAATCTCGCTTATTAGTAGATATTTTTCCCCCTGTATCATCTTCTGTCTCTCTTGCAGAAGTATAAACATCAATAAAAAACAAAGTATATCCGTGAGTTCCTTTTTGGTGATTATTAGAGTAGTTGGCCGAATCTAACAATACGTTTATCATTAGCTTTTCAGACTGTTGAAATGGTGTTGTTCTGCCTATATAAACATTGATATCATCTGTTAAGTTTTTTAATGTTTTTTGATTGCTTAATTCTGTTTGCAAAACAGCACCAGTTAAATCTCTTACAACTTCAAAGCCCTGTACAGGTATATTTTTATTGATTAAGCTCATAATCTCCTAATATACAAGCGATTAAACCCAGGGTTTCATCCGGGAACCACTCTATTATTACATATTCTTTATCTAATCCAGTGCTATCCGGGGCCGTGACTTTATGTTTTCTTAAATCAACCTCCCCATCTGTATTTCTATAAGTGTAGTTAGCCGCCTTTAATAAGTCCTCATCTATTGTTATGTGAGCGTTTTTAGAATTAGCAGCGTTCCCGTCTGTGTCAAAGTTAATCCAGTGTTTTGAAACCAGGCCTGTTAATTGCAGTACTTGAGAACCATTAGCGGATTTGAGAGTTATTGACTCTTCAAATCCGCCGCTAGTAACAATTCTTTTAGAATGTTTTCTTATTCTATCTAAGGCTTTACCAGACATTAATTAGCTTTTATCACCCTCTTTTCTTTTAGCTAAAGCCGCTTTTATAGCATCTACAGTCGCAGATTTGTTTACTTTATCTTCGGCAGATAACTCAATTTTATTTTCTAAAGCAAATTCATCCAGCTGCTTAACTGTTTTTTTGCTTAAATCTAATTCATTTTTAGATTTGTTTTTATTTTTGCTTTTATCCTTTACAGGTTTGCAAAACCCTCTATCTAGAGAATCCTGTAAATTAACAAAAGCACTTCCTTCGATTTTTTCCCCAGCTTTAGCCGTCACATTATTTTTAAGTAAATGCTTAATCGGGATAATTTTGTAATATTTCTTCTTTGCCATTATATTGGTTTTTTAAAAAGGAGTAGAGTTTTATATTCTACCCCTTTTAAAGTTAATGTTAATACTAAGCTAATACTTTGATAGTGTAAATTTTATCAATAGTAAAAGGTACAGCTAACGGAGCCGATGTTAATTCTAGCGTACTAGAAATTGTTTTCTCATCATCATAGGCTCTTAATAAAAACTCTGCTTCTTTAACCCCTGGGGCTTTCCCTGCAGCGCCTCCTATTGTTACTTTACGCATGTAAGGTAAACCTCCGAATACTTGTTTTCCTGCGAAATCGCTAGGTAAAACAACCACATTCTCTCTGTCTAAATAATAAACAGTGTTCCCTTGGTCATCTGTGTATTTTTCATTGTAAGTCCAAAGATTTACACTGAAATCGCCGGCTGCTATTTGGCCGTGAAATGCCATACCAGAAGCCTCATTAAATTGAGGCATATCTATTTTCGCTCTATCCATTCTTCTAGAATCTAAAATAGTTTTAACAGAATCATTCGCTAAGAATGCGTTCATTGCATCTGTGCGCATAACTACGTTAATAGTCGAGCCTGTAGAGTTTCCGATATCTCTTAAAAATGTCATTGCATTTCCTAAATCCTCAGCTGGCTTTGTGCCTACCTCGTTCCAGTAATTACCTCCGGTTAAATCAACCATTGAGGCCGCTTTACGTCTGTAATCAATGCTATCTCCATTTTTCAAAGTAACAATTCCGGTCTGTAATACGTCCGCCTGTTGTTTTCTAATAGCTCTTTCAATTTTCTTTTTATTCTTACGAACATTTTTTAGAGCGTTTTGCGCGATTGCCTGGTTAGCGCCTGCAGCATTAGTCACCCCTAAAGCAACCGTATTCATATAAACCTCATCGCGAGCAAAATCATAATCTTCCTTAAAGAAAGGAGGGGCGTATGTGTGCTCTGTAGCCCTAGAAAATTTGTTTTTATTCCCTTCTGTAAAGCGTAAAACATCCACAGCGATTAAGTCGTTATCTCTTTCAACTTCTACATCTACCATTAAGGTCGCTGTAGTTACTGAAGGAAAGAAGCCTGAAAATCCTGCTCTAACAGGGATATCCTCTTGGAATTTCCCTACTACTTTTTTAGCGATTGTTACGCTATGCTGATTAATTGGTATCATTAGTTATCAAATTTTGAGTTTTCAGTTACGTTTAAAATAACGAAGCCTAAACTGGTTAATAAATCTTTTAAAGTTCTGTCACCTACTAAAGTGGCTAACGTAGATACTTCTGGCAGCACCAAAAATTCTCCATCTACATCCCCCTTAGTTGCAAAGGCGATATTTGTTGTTGCGTTTTGCGCTAAAACAACCTCTCCGGATGCGTTAGCTATCCCGATACACTTAGCTAAATCTGCAGTTGCTACAATAGGTTTAACCCTAGTAGTATCTGCAGCATCTCTCATCACGAGGATACCCGCTTCTATTGTTACATCAGCTACTTCGGTATTAACGATTGTAGCATTATTGTAATATCTATTCCCGTAAACAAATAAACTTTGTCTAGAATAGTCAGCCGTAGATTGGTTTCTAGTGCTGCCTCTTAATACTCTTAATACTGTTGACATAATTTATTATTTTAATTCGAAATTAAAAGCGGCTTTAACCTCTTTATCTATTTCTTTGTTAACGATTTTCTCTCCGCCTTCAGATTCTTTTCCGGCTAAATCCCCAGCGGATTCACCTTCAATAGTCTTTAACGTGTTTTTCGTGTTTTGTTTTACGAAAAACGCCTCTCTTTGAGTTTGGTTAATTTCTAAACCACTCTCAATCCCAGCCGCTACAGCTGTCGGGTCTGTTTCATTGTGCGCCATCCATGCTCCAGCTCTATCTTTCTCAGAAGATACACCTTCAGCGACAATTTCCTGATATACAGAAGGATGGGCAGCTTTAATTTCTGCTTTTGTCATTTCTTTGTTATTTATATTATTATTTAATTCAATACTTTCTGTTCCTGGTTTAACGCCAGGTAAATCATCCGGGCCGGATACGTTTGCTTTAGATGCTATTTCTATAACATCAGAAAACGATTTAATCCCATCTATAAAAGTGCCAATAGCATCCTTCGCGAAAACCGTATGGCCGTTTCTATATGCCGTTTCTTTTAACTGTGGCCTGTTAGCCTCTATTAATGATAAAAAGCGGTCATTCATAGGCTTTAGCAAGCTATCAACTATAAAAGAATAGTTATCGCTATTTAAAGCATCTTCAAAGCCTTTATTTTTGTGGTCTGATTCTGGTGCGTATAATCTAATAAATTTAACGCCGTCCGGATTTTCTGTATTTGCTTTTCGGCCTTCAAATTGCATCATTGTTCCGGCAGAGCCTACAATACTCATTTCTGATTCGGCCCAAAGACTTCGGCAGGCCGACATAATACCAAACGCAGCAGAGGCCATCATGCCTCCTTTTTTAACCAAACCAAAAACAGGCTTAATTTTATCAACCTCAGATATAGTTTCTGTCATTATTTCAACAGCCATTGAACTTCCGCCGCCAGAGTCCCCTAATACAATAAAAGATTTTATTCTGTCATCTTTAGCCATTAACTGCATCTGCTCAGATAAATAATCCATTCCATAACTAGAAGCCCCTCCAGAAACAGTAATAACTCCATCTAAAGATATAATTCCTATCCCTGTAAATTGCTCACCATTTCTTAAATCCCATTTAGATTTTACTAACCTGGTTTCAGAAGATGAAATATTTAAAAAGCTTATGCTGTTGTATTTTTGTTCCGGAATTTCTAAAGCCGCGCCGCTTCTTATGTTATCTAAAATACTCATTAAGGCGGGGAAAGAAGTCTGGTCTATGCACCAGGGGTTCATTCCGTAAATTTCTCTCGATAAGGCTAAATTCATAATTAAAGCAAATATATATTAATTTCTTTTAGAAATACTAATTTTTTTTATAAATCTTTCAGTATATGATTTTACTATAGGCCTGGCAAAACTACGAAAGCCTAAAACATCTATTATTATAGCAAACAAGACAACCATATACCAACTAGGTAAAGCGTTTAAATTTTCATAGCTCAATCTTATATCATCAGCCAACTTAGTCCAGTTGTTTGTCGTCCAGGCTTGAATAAATGGTGTCGCAGTTGCAATGAAGACAGGCGTTAAAAAAGTGTAAGTTATTATTTCATCCTTCCAACTCCTTTTCTTGTCCCTGGCAGTTTGCAAATCTATTTCATTATCTGAATCTGTATTGCTTTTTATACGGTCAACGATAGCTTCAGTCCGGGCCTTAATAATAGCGTGCTCTTGTTCTATTACCAGCCTCTTTCTTTCTGATTTAGCCTCTAAAGCGCTTTTCCCTATCCCTAGAAGGTTTCCTAGAAATCCAAATATTGCTGTAGCTGTTATAACTGCCATATTAAATTATTTTATCTATCGTTTTAAATTCTATAGTAACACATTCCCCATCTAATAAGGCCAGAACGATAGGAGTGTATATTTTTTTATATGCGCTAACACTTTCTGAAATCCAATTTTTGCCCTTCCCATCGCTGTATCCTGGCAAATAACAGGCATCAGTATCTTTATCGCTGTTCCCTGGGTGTATTAATACATATTTAAATCCCAAAACCTTAGATATCTGAATCATGCCTTTATGAAATTCTGGGCCGTATTTTTTTAAATACCTATTATGAAATCCGCCCTCCGCTCTTAATTCTATCTGATAGTCCCCATCCGGTATCCTGGTCTCTCCGTGTATTTTAACATTGTTAAACTGGTCTTCCAGCCCTTCACATTGATAACTCCCATTTATTAAAAATAAGCTGTTAGTGTGTTCTTTTGCACTATTATATCTAATTACTTCTATCCTCATTTATTTAGCTTTTAACAACTCCTTAACATCGGATTTAATTTCCTTAACATCATCTTTCATATCTTTAAATTCTCCTCTAGGGACAAACTCCTTAACTTTTTGAGAATAAGGCATGTGTAGGTCTTTATCTTTTACGTGATATAATACATTTTCTTTTTCTTTAGAATCTTTGAACATTCTGCTTTTCGCACTTTCTGTAAATTGTCCAAAAGCAAATAACACATAAAAAGTCGGTAAAAAAGCCAGATAAGGAATAAATGTTTTAATATTAGATTTGGCAGATTGGGTCATATTGAGGGGTTTAAAAATTACTTAATTTTATTTTGTATTCTTTTCTTCACAAACATCATAACAGTAGATGGAGAATACCCTATAACTATATAAATTATATTTGAATCTATTTCATAGCCTGTATATTTAACCACTAAAGGAAGGATAAACATAACGCCAACTCCTAGCGAAATAGCAAAAAATAATCTTTGAAAGTCTTTCTGTGTAAACGTGACGCCAATAATTGAAAAATATGTTTTCGATTCTTTCTCCTGTTTTCCTATATAGGCATTTTGAAATTCTGCAATCAAAAATCCTAAAATAACAAAAGCTATTAAAATTGAAATTAATATTAAGTTTTCCATTTTATTATATTTTAAGTTAAAAAAAACAAACCGAAGCAACAATTAAGTTCTGGAGTCCCCACCCCTTCGGCTTGCCTTTATTGTTGTGGGGTTTATTGTTTCTGGTGTTTTAAAGTCAATACAAATCTTTCTCTATTTGTTCCTAGCTTTATAGTCCTCCAATATTTTAATCCTAGATAATTCACTTTAATACAGTACGAATATCGGAAATATAATTTACTTTCAACGCTATAATACAAAAAACTTTTCCCAATAGTTGAATATCTGAAATCTATTTCATCTCCCCTGTTTACTTGCCAGGGATTTTCTCCATTTTTAGCCGCATACTTTAGCCCTGCAGTTTCAACATATTTAGAGCCGTTTACAACTACTTTTTTTCCGTTTCTATATAGTTCATCCACCTTTAGCTCAGTAATCACTTCATCGCCCTCTTTCGGCTTGAATAAAGATGTTAAATTCCAAACTCTATTTCTTAAGACATGCCAGAGATATTTAACTTTAAACGTCTCTTCGCCTCCGTAC